CGCCAGTATCTGGCCATTATCTTGTGATATGGTGACAATATACGGTACCTTAATACCTGTTGGCTCACCATCCTCGTCCATCTCTTCGTAACCTTCAAGATCCAGATCTACATGACACTCCAATAATGTACAGTCATAGTCTATCTGAGATGGATACATACCATCTATTCTCTCAATCTCGTCAGCTAAACTACCAGAATCAGACTGAGCTGGTATCACAGGTATGTCTTTGTAAAAACCAGATACCTGTCTCTTTCTTAAATCATTCAAGCTCATCTTCAAAACTTGTGTAATGTTAGGACAAGTCTCTAAATCACTTGTGTTATACGGTACAATCAAATTTTCTGCAGGGACAAACTTACTTACAGCTCGATCCAAGTTCTCATCATAGTAAACTTTCTTGAACGTACTACCTGCTAACGGTAAGTAAAACAACATCTGATCTAACTCAGGCGTGTACTCTTCCATAATACAGGTTATGTAATAGTTCATAAACTCCTTTACACGTTGAGCTTGGTCTTCTTTTTCAGGAGTGCTTGAGCCAAGCACAGTTGTTCGCACGGGTCCAGTGGGCGGCAACAATTCATTAAACGCTTGAGCTTGGAACTGCGTGGCAGATTCTGCAAGCAAGGGATGCGTGACACCGCTCGCTCCTCTGAAAGGTTGTGACCTCTCTTCGTAACTAAATCCCAACAACTCCAAACCGTTAGCGAAAGCATCTTCCCACTCCTGTCTACCACTCTTGTTCTCATCAAACTCACCAATCAACTCACTGGCAATCCTACCCAGTAAATCATCTGGCATGTCCTCCGCTAAATTAGCAGAGAAATCAATGTCAGTATTACGCTTGTCCCGTGGGTCAAAGTCTATAACAACACTACCATCGTCCTCTTCCATGATCTCCACGTTATCAGGAACAGGGTCCATGTCTAATGTTTCAGGCATTTCAACTTCTACTTCAGCCGCCAACTCTTCTTCATTCAACTGAGATGGCACATTCTCCATCATGCTGCCTATTGGTTCTCTTGCCATGTAAATCTCCTTTCAGGAACTATACCATGAATTTTATAAAAGGTTCAATACCTTGTGGTCCGCGGGTCATGTTTACCGCTTTATCCTTCAAAGATATTACACCGCCGTCTTCTTTCATTATGTCTGGGTTTGTTCTTTCTCTTGGATCGTTTTTACCAAACTTGCCTTTTAAAACAGCTTTGCTGCCTTTGGGTCTGTCCGTTAACATAACATAGGATAAGCTCCCTGCATCCTCTACTGCATTGTAATATGGTAAATGTGTAAAACCCTCTTCTGCTAATTTTTTTCTAAACTCCCCTATAAATTTACGGAAGTCATCAAAAGGAAAGTTGGGCTTGTCTCCAACTAAGTGACCCATATCAAACGCTTTGGGAGAATAAGCATCACCAAAACGATCCTTATTATACTCTATAAGCAGATGCATATTAATACCTTCTTCATCCCAAACATCTACATCTTTTACCCTAGAACCTGCTTTTCCTTTAGGCGTGTAAGGTTTACTTAAATCTGCTTTCAAAGGATAGGTACCACCAAATGTGGTTCTTGGTATTAGATTACCAGCTTCATCATATCCTAAATTACCTTTGGGAGTTTTAGACAAAGGACCAATTCTTAAAGCATTCAAAGCTTCAAACCTTTCTTTAGCAGCCTTTGATGTCCCAACATGTGTACCAAGAGCATCCAAAGCACTAGGAGCTTTATCTGGATCAAAAACTGTAAACCCTAATTCTGCATCAGGAGTATAATGAAAAACATCTTGCGGAGTATTAGATCTTATAAATTTACCCACAGATTGTTTCTGTCTGCCAGATCCATAGTTGCTACGCTCGCCTTTTGATAAAGTTTTTTCATAATCTAATCTATAATCAGTTATGGGCGCATCTCCAGCTGCCTTTTTAATTACATCCTTGTATAAGCTGGAACCCTCTACAACAACTTCATCATAACCCTCAATAGTATTTTTAATACGATTAACCTGAGTAGGATCATTCAAAAGATTATTTGCTATCTCTTTATCCATCTTTACATTGTAGTTTGGTATCTTTGTGTCTCGCCGTATCAGACCATATTTGGCAGACATAATAGCTAAATCTACATTCTCTTCAGGAATACCCTGCTTCTTTATACTTTTGAACATGTCTCCCGTGTAACGATCAAATGCTGCCATATCCCCAGGATCTGGACATTTATCTGCGCTACACGACACAATCAAAAGTTTACGTCCCTTTTTAATTTCAGGACTAAACAAACTTCCTGATCCTAGATTTAAATCGTCAGGGATTTTAGAAGCTGCCATACCTAGTGCACCTTTTGGGACTGCCTTTGGAAGTAACTGAGAGCCTAACAAAGTACCACCCGTTACATTCATGGACGTATCAAAAGCTAGTTGCTGTATTTCTTGCGGGCTAAGTTCGCCGCGCATAAGAGCACCAAACTTCATAATACCACTGGAAGCATCCTTTATCGCTTGTGGCATACCCATTTGGATATCACTCAGACCCACCTCACCAAAAGGCGTGGTTTTAGGTACAGTCATAGGTAGAAAATATCCTATACCAGCTAAAGGTCTTCTATCTTGCCCCGTAGGTGGTAAAGCATCACTAGGTTGAAAATCTTCTTTAGCCATCTCTTCCAAGAACCTGTGCTAGCTGGGCCATGAGGCGTGGGTCTTCGGTCTTGGATTTTCCTGCTTTTTTCATTATACGGCTCATAACTAACATCTCTCTGTCAGCAGGGACCTCCTGTATTTCAATAGTTGTTTTCTTCATCAAACCTTCTATTCCTGGGGACCCACCATATTTTAAAGGGATAGCTTTTGGCTTTACATAATTAATATCTAATAAATCAATACCGCCTAGAGCAGGCTCTGCAAAACCCTCAAACTCTAACATCTTTTTACTAATAGCATCCAACGGTTCTATATATTCTTCAGGCGCTCTAGTCGTGTCTTGATCCAAAGGATCTAACGCATTTGGATCATCCATAAGTCTTTGTATAATATCATTAGGGTCTTCAGTTAAGTCTTCAAGATCTTGTTCTAAGAAAAATTGATCACCAAGATCAGTATCGCTATCAAAAATTGGAATGTCTTCTTTGTTTGCGTTGCGTACTACACTGTCAGCCATCGTCACCTCAATAATATGCTCTCACTTGAGCAGACCCATCGCTCTCTTCCCAATCATCTGAAGGTAACTGTACAAAATTACCCTGACGATATCGCATTAAAGCCTGTGTCATGCTATCCACAAGGTCATCATACTCTCCATTTGGAAAAGCTGCAACCTCTTCTATCATCTCCTCTGCAAAAGTCTCATCGGGGACCCAAACCATCCCAGCTTCAAACAAAGGTGATACAGAATGTACTCTGGATACCTTATCATTACCTTTACTCGGTGTAAAGTTAACAACAGGTATGCCCATGTTCCGTAGTTCGTGGGTCAAAGGCAGCCCCGTTGCCTTAGCTTCTATGATAACTGTTTCGGGGTCCCAATAATTATACTGCTCTAGCGCAACATTCTTTAATTCTGGAAAGTCCCACCTGTCTTTTATACTATCTAACAGTATCAAAGCGGGCTGGCCCCCTATTTCTTCGGGATAAAACACGCCCCATGTGGTTATGGCACTATAATCTGACGTTTCACGCTTTGAGAAAGCCGTATCGTAGCTTTGAATGACGTATTGTAGGTTAGGAACATTCTTTTTTTCCCATTTTCTCCACCATTCTCTCTTAATTATTGCATTTTCTTCGCCTGTAGGCTGCTGTTGGTACTGTGCGTTCCATTTACTAGGTGGTATTGACGCTTTTACTGCGGTTAAATCGTCCAAACTCCAATATTCTGGCCAACAAGGCTGCCCGTTTTCAAAAATAGCAGGCAGTTCTACTATCTCCCACTGGTCCGCAAGAGGATCTTTAGCCATAGAACGTAGTAACTGACCTGTTAAATCCTTTTCTGACCACCTAGTCTGCACTAAAACGATACTTCCACCAGGCTGTAGTCTCTGTCGGGGGCCCCCAGTGTACCAATCCCATGCATCTTCAAAACCATTGTTACTCATCGCGGTCTGTTCCGAGTGCGGATCATCGATTATGACAAGATCACCACCTCGACCAGCTAAGTTTGATCCAACACCAACAGCATAATACATACCACCCTTGTTTGTATCCCATCTACCCGATGCTTTACTGTCGGCTGCGAGGCTCACATCAGGAAAAACTGTCTTGAACTCGTCCGTTTCAAGAAGGTTCTTTACCTTCCTACCAAAATTAACAGCAAGTTCTGTCGTGTGAGTTGCCTGAATGATTTTCATATTAGGATTTCTTCCCATCATCCATGCGGGAAACAAAAAAGATGCAAACTCTGATTTAGTATGTCGGGGTGCCATGTTAATTATTAGACGTTTTAACTCACCACGAGCTACTCTTTCTAATTTTTCTGATATTATTTCGTGGTGCCTACCCTGAATAAAGCTTGGCCAGATGTTTTTTACAAAACTTAAAAACGTATTTTGGCACTCTTCGTTCTTCTCTAACTGAGCTAGTCTTAGTTCAAGTTTGAGTATCCTCTCGTCCTGTATTCTACCATCCATGTAGGGGCCCCTTGCCTTAAAATTATATGCGATTTATGGGTTATTATAATATAGTTAATGGCCATATCAAATTATTTATAATTGTTAGTGAAAAACTTAGCTCTAGCTAGCGCTGCTGACGCAATGGTCGCGCGCCGCTAAGTCATTGATTTTATTAGATTTTTCCTGTTTTAGCCTCTATTTTTTAAGGATCCTTTTTTATTATTTTTTTCACATTTTTTATTATTTTTTTTCTATTTTCCTTCACCAGCTGGGGAAGGAATCGCGCCAGCTGGGGCCGCGGATCCAGCGCCAGCGGTCCCGAATCATGGGGCCAAGGCCTTCACCAGCTGGGGAAGATTCGCGCCAGCTGGGCCAGCTGTTAACGGCCCAGTAAAACCGCCCAGATAACCAGCGCCCACGCCCCAGCAATTGCGCCAGCTGGCCAGCTGTTAGCGGTCCATACGTTTTAGCCCACGCCCCAGCGGCCGCGCCGCGCAAGTTTAACTATTTAAAACGTCTATTAATAAAAGTTAGTGAAGGCTAAGTTTGTTAGTAGCTGCCCAAACTATTTTAGGCTGGGCTAATTTTGTTAAGCCAGGTTTTTACATTGTTAGTAAATGCTAAGTTTATTAGTAAAAGCGCTAAGGAAGGAATAGACTAAAATAATTTTTTCTGCAGCTGCTGAAGCGGTCCTTAAAACCGCAATAAAAAAGGCCCAGAAAATGGGCCTTTTTTTTTAAATTTTACGCCGTTTTTTAAAAAACCGCTTAAACAAAATATATAAAATAAAATCCATCTAATTGGATTCCTTCCCAATATCGCCCGCGATGTGGTGCCGTAAAACTTGCCCATATGGCAAAGTTTTAACAAAGCGCTTTAATACTTGCGAATCTGACTCGGCGTGATCAGCGCGAGCTGTAGCGGCCCAGTGAAGCGCTACATGGCCGCCAGTAGCATAACAGCCGCCGCGCGTTTTTTCATCGCTTGCGGCCTTTTTAAACGTCCCATGATCAGTAAAACCAATTATATAATTACGATCTAAACGCGCGCATAGCGGCCGCCCAGCGCCGCAATTGCGGCAGTTCATTAACTTATTACCTTCCGCGGGGCATTTAACAATTTTAACGCCGTCAATGATTCGCGTTTTTTTACCTTCCCAAAATTTAATATTTACATTGATAACAGTAGGTAAAACCTTAAACGCATTTAATGCGGCTTTTAAATTGTCCGCGCTGTAATTAATAACAGTACGGCCAAGTTTTAATAAATGCGCATAATTTAAAAAATTAAAATGTGAATAAGTAAAGCTGACTCCGCCAGCTGGTACGGCATCCAATAAAGTATTTAAATATTCTTTATCAATGCCAGCCGCGCCGCAACCGCTCGGATTCAAATTGCATGTTTTGGGGCATGTAGCAAAGTTATTGCCGCGCCCAGCTCTATAAGTAACGGCGCAAAATGTGGTTTTCATCGCCGTTGAATTAACAACCGTTTTTAACATTATAAGACTCCTTTTCATTAATGTTTAAATTCTTATCGCATATATTTATATAACTTGTAAAGCTTCACCAGCTGGACGCATAAAAAAAGGCCCAATAAATGGGCCTTTAATTTTTTATTTATTTTGGTTTATCCCTCGCTTAGATCTAGACCAAATTTTTTAAAAGCTTGCGTCCAAATTTTTTGTTCATATTCGTTTAAATGTGATTCTTCAAAAGTTTGGTTATAAATATCAGCGCTTCTTAACGCTGATACAATCGCGTTATATTGATCATAATTTAAAGTAATTTTTATATTTTTTTGATTTACTGACATTGAATGACTCCGTTTTTTATATCTCTTGTTAATTCTTTTAAATCTTCGGCGCATTCAATACATAGCGTGAAATTTTCCGCGTTAGTATAATCTGATTCATTATTATAATAACACTGTTCACAACCATTATTAGGACCAAAAGCCAGCCTTTTAAATTTAAGAATGCCGCCGCATTTTTTAATAGATTTTATAAACTTACTCATTATTAGACTCCTTTTTAATAAAACATTCTTTTTGAAAATCTTTAAGAGTTTCACCAAATAAAAATCCATCCCTTTTTAAGCACATAAAATACCAAACTATAAATTCTTTAGCATCCTTCTTAGTTTTAAAATTATTATGACTTAAAAATTCTCCATCATCGTCAATTACTTTATACATTATTAGACTCCTTTTTATGTTTTTCTAATATCGCATATAATTATATATTTATTACACCTTGTAAAGGCCAAAAAAAAGGCCCCAGTAGGGCCTTTAATTTTTCACCTTGGTTAAGGCGTTTTTATGAACTGGTGCTATGCGGCAACCGCTACGCGATTCCAGTCAGATTTTTTTAGATCTAAAACTTGACCGCCTAGACGTTGCCAAAAATCTACATCATCGGCTTCAGCTTTATGCGCTACAGCTGTAACAGCGTTAACCATTGTAGCACGGTTTAACGGCTGGTCATTTTCATAACCAGCTTGGCCAATGGTATCAAGTAAACCGTTTAAAACTGAGCTAGTTTCTTTTTTACTTAAAGATAAAACTTTACCTAAATTTTCAACAACGTCAGTTTTATCGATATCAGCTGGTATTACATCCTGAGCGGCCATTTTAAATTTTTGCAAATTTTCGTCAAAAGATTCGCGACTAGAATAACTGCCCACAATATCGCGGAGCTGTAATTTTAAAGAATGATTATCAGCTTGTTTAGTTTCATCGGTCAAAATGTTCCAGCTATCACCTTCGCGCGCGCTGGTAATATGGGCCTTCCTAGTTTGTTTTTGAGTTTGCATTCCATTATTACATATTAGCGTCCAGCAAATTTCGTGGACGTTAATGCTACCAGCACCAGTTTCACTATTGGATATACCAATACCGTGGGCCATAATATCATTCACATTAGCACCAGCGCCTTTTAGCAATTCTGATTTTAATTTGATATACATTTTTTTCTCAGTAATAGCGGCAGTAACAATTTTCCAGCTCGCTTCCGATTCCATTAGCTGAGGTATGCAAGCTTCCAATAAATCAGTATTATCAAAAGTTTTAAAACGATCAGATAAAAAAGCGCGAGCGGTGCCATAGTTTGGACTGCCAGCAATGTCATATGTCCTGATTAATCTTTTACTAGATTCTTTTTGAAAAATAGCATTCATAACATTATCAAACTCTACTGGATATTGCTGTTGAAGGCGTTTTGCTGTCCTAGTATCAAAGCCGTTCTTTTGTGCTATCTGATCGAAGCATAAATCATTAACTTTTAATATTTTGGTAGGAACGCCGCCAGCTCCCTCCATTACAATTTCACTTTTATTCCCTGAATTATCATCGGACCATACTGGCGTTCTTAATTGAAGCTCGCTAGTAGGCGCAATATAATCCTGTTTAAGTGAATTAGTTTCTTGAATAGTTCTAAGTAAGTTGGATAAAACATTATCCTGATTTTCTATATTGTGCATTATTTGACTCCTATCGTTAAAATGCGAAAAGCGGCCCATTGTGGACCGCTTCCTATTTTATATAAAAAAGCGCATATGTCAAATTGGTAATTAACGTCCAAATTTTTCTATAAAAAATTCTTTAATACATGCTAATTCACTTTGCGTATAATCAGTAGCAAATTCAGATTTATCATATTCATCCATTACTTTTTTTGTATGTGAAAAAATATCTTCATAATCATCTAATTTTGCCAGCTCTTTATCTTTATACCAAACTGCTAATAGATCATAAAATATCAGAATTTTATACTGCTCTTCATTAATTAGCTGTAATTTTGGATCTTTACCCCTGATATTAAAACCCAAATATTTTTTCCTTGGTTTAGAATTTAATTTTTCCTCGGAAAAAACAATACCATTATTTTTATTTGCATTAGGAAAAACTGTATTAAACATATTACTTTTCATAAGCGCCCCCTATAATGGATTTAAACCATTGCCAGCGCCATATGCTCTAACAATATAATCTTCAGTAATTTTAATTTTGTGCAATGCGTCCATAGGATACACGGCTACATCACCAAGCTCACCTTGGGCCGCTAGATCGTCAACAAATTCCTTCATTGATTCTTTAGTCTTAAAATCTATTGCTAATCGATATGTTTTTTTTGCTTTTGTCATAATTAGACTCCTGTAGTTTATGATTGAAAAAAAGCGGCCCAAACTTTGGACCGCCCCTAGTATGCGATTTTATAGAATAAATGTCAAATTACTTTCTGCGCCTACCCTTAAATGGATTTTGTTTTTCATATTTTTCAAAATTACTTCCATAAAGTAAACGGCCAAGGAGCTTATAAATAAAATACATTATGCAACCCTCCTATTCTCAGCTTTAGCTGTAACATTTATAACGATTACATTTTCCTGCATATCGTTATCCAAAAGTATTCTTTTATAAGTTAATGCAATTAAATCATTTACCTGAGCTTTTTTTCTTATCCCTGATATAGATAATCGCCTATCACCTCTATTTACAGTTTTATAAAATGAAAGTGTGCATACCGAATCATCGTCATCGTAATACGCCAGCAGTTTATGCTTTTGTCCTTTTTCCATAAAATTAAAATCTATTCCAAATAATTTTGCAAATTTTCTAATACTTTCATTAGCATCTATTATAGATTTATTTAGCATTGTATTGGTTAGTCTCAGCTGGCCTGAGTCTACTGCCAATGTGTCTAAAATTTTTTGTTCTTTTTCCATTATATTGCCCTCCATACTTTTAGCTCATTATCTATTGTATCACGACTTAAATGAACAACGCCCTTCCAGTCAGGTGATACATCTATTATAGGATTGTCTTTGCCGCCCTTAACATAAAAAGAATTATGTTCATAAGGATTATAAAATACTTGTTCAAACTGCCCATTTAGCGTCCAGTGGTCTATCCAGTCACCAATAACAAAAGCGTGAACGTATTTTTTCTTTTCCCTAACTACGCGGTCTCTAGTCTTTTGGCTAACCCAAAAGCTAGCATTTTCTAAACGAATGTGATCACCGTGTTTACGATGATCACCATAACAATGACGAATTACTTTACGCGTTTTATAATCCATCACACTTAAACAATCTTTAGTAAGGTTTTTATAAACTTTTACTTTCATTGGTAAATTCCCATTGAACACATTTCACCCATTGAGGACCAAACAATTCTGTTTTCCTCCTTTTCATCTACGTCTATATGCTTATTCCAAAGGGTGCATATAGCTCTAACATGATTGTATCCTCCAACAAATTTGTCTAATTCATGTGGATCTTCAGGATTAATTTTACCAAGTGGATAATATCCATCTTCGTTTTCTATTATTTTTGCAACTCTGTAATTTTCATTTTCTTTTACAGGTGTATAACAATATTTTTTTTCTTTAGTCATTTTTAGCCTCCAAGCTATTAATTAATGTTGTTTAGGATGGTATGCGATTTTTTATATAATAGCAAGTCAAAAATTTTCACCCAGTCATAAGGCTCAGGACAAAAATAATGCGGCTCTAGTTTTATGCCCTCTTCTTTCAGCCGTATAACTTGTTCAGCTCGATATAAATGTAATCCCTGAAGGCTCTTTACTAAAATCCAAACGGAAGCTTTTTCATGTAATGATATCCAGCTGACTTGCTGGGGACTAAGTTTTACTTTGTTAAAACGTGCATATTTTAATTCTACAAAATGAAATTTATGATTGTGATCACAAATTAATAAATCAGGAAGGCCAAGCGTCATCCAGTTTTCTATTCTACTTAAACGTAATGGTTTACTGTATTGTAGGGATGCCCTCTTTAGCTGTTCGTACAGACCTGATTCTTTTTTGGTCGGGCTTCTCTTCCTCGTGTTCAATAACGTCTTCAGCGTATCTCGGTTCATTTTGTTTAAGTTCCTTTAAAGCTTTTAGAACTTCCTCTTTAGACATACTGTCTATTGTTCCATGACGGATCTCAGATTTATTGATGTAAATATTACCGTTAGCTTGGCCCCTACGGTATTCAGCTTGAACGGCGGCAGAATATGCACCATTTTCCAAAGCTAAATCTCTAATTCTTTGCAAATCTCTTAAATGTCTTTTGAAAGTAATACCATATTTCTCATCCAATTCATCCCTATAAGCTTGTATCGCTCTACAAACGTGAGGACAAATCTCAGGATTAGTCATTTCATATGCTCTAGTGTGTGCTGAAGAAGCTGGGAACCCAGCATTGATAGCAGCTTCCCTATAAGTTATCATTCCATCATTAGAAACTAATTCTTTTACAAACTTTTCTTGTCTTCTAGTAAGCTTGCTATGTATATCTGCTTTTGGTCTGCCACGACCCTTTTTCAAAGGCTTTAAATTATTCATTCTTTATATATAGACCAGAAAATATTTTTTTGCAAAAAACTTTTTCGCTCTTAGTAAGGCCAAAATCAATCTAATATTGTAAAGTTACATTTTTAAAAATAAATATGTAACCAAATATGTAACCATAAATTTGTTATGTATAAAGGATTACAGAGTAAAGTTACATAAGTTACACCAGTTACACCTATTTTTAATAAAAAATATTTTTTTTATTTTCAGCTCTATATATAAAGGAGATTAATAAATGTAACTATTTTTCTTTTTTTGTTTTCCAAAAATATTCGTTGGTATCGCCCAGTCTTGTATTATTACCGTTCTCAACCTGATATTCTATTGTGCTTACTTTAAAATCAGGCTGTAGCGGCTTGTCAGGCGTGAGACTATTGTCATAAACTCTCATTCTATTGTTTGGATATACACAATATTGTCCATTCTCCAACTGGAGCAGATTAAAAGATTTATGTTCGTCAGGTGTTTCGGCCGTACTATAATCTATGGCATTAACATCAGCGTGATAATTGTCCAAAGTTGCAACATACACACCTTTTTGTATACCAAAATCTCTAGTTAACACCTCAAAATCCATTGAACCGATGAATTGTTTATGAACAGCCACGATACCATAATCCATAGCGTTCCAGAACTGAAGATTATTAAGAGGTAGGTCTGGATCGGGTACTTGAGGTCTAGATACAAATGCGCTAATAGGCAACTTGTCAAACAAAGCCCCATATTGAGGCAGATAAGTCTCAAAATAAAATGCTCTTCCAGGTATAGATTTACATGAGACCCAGACCCCATCGACAAATTCACCAAATCCATCTTCTAAATCCCTCAAATATTCTTTTCTTACATAAACTTTTTGAGCGGGTAGATTACAAATTAACTCACTCATTCAAAAACATCTCCCAAAGTTGTGCTACTATTAATTGTAGTTGCTCTTCTAATCACACGCCCATACTCAATTTCTTTAACAGCTCGTGGATCGTCTTCAAACCACATCTCATCAGGAGCTGGCGTAGTTGGATTAGCTTGCAGTTCTTTATAAATATCTCTAACGGATGGATTAAGTTTTTGAGTACAGTCAGGACAATAAGTAGGCTTTGTCCTGATATATTTAGTTCTTCTAAGTTTACCCCCACATTCTCTACAAGAGTTCAATCCATATCTTGTCATTAGTAACCTCTTTTAATAACTGTAAGACATTTTGTCAGTAAAGCAGCCGTTTTGGTATCCTCTTTCTTTTTGAGCCGTGAGACTTCTTCGTTGACCAGTCCTTCTATTTCTAACATTGCTTCTGCCCATGATGGCATTTCGTGAATTTTAATCCAAGCACTTTCTTTTTTCATTTAATTATTTCCTTCAATTTTTCCAAAAAGGTCTGTTTGCGTGGCGTGACCCGTGGGTCGAGGATGTGGAGCTTCCAAACTTTGTGCATAGTCGGCATTTTTTTCAAAGATGCGTCTTGATGGCGGTATCCAGACCAGCTCTGTTTGATCATTGTCTTGATCTGTTCGCCATACGAACCAAGCGTAACTTGTAGCTGTCGAAGCAGTTGCGGACAGACGGCCTTTAACGATTGGTACTCGCTCACTAAACTGCGCGATAATCGTTGGCGGATTTGGTTTAAATAATCTTTCATATCGTCCTATTCCTTCCATGAACTGAGTTCTAGCGAAGACTGCCACCAGCTTGCGTGTCATAGACAAAGCTTTAGTTACAAATTCTTCAGCTAGATTAAAGGGTGGGTTAGTAATAATAAAATCGCATTCTTGTTCTACATCTTTAGACAGAAAATCTGCGATACGATCCTGACCGTAATCGGCTATGTCACATGATTCGACCTTATCGAAATATTCCTGAAGAACCTTGACCATGTGACCGCCGCCGCAAGCTGGCTCCAGACAGACATCATTATAATGAACAAAGCCCATTGGTAGGATAACTGACTGAAACAAAGCCCGCGTGGCCCAAGGCGGAGTAGGAAAGTAATCGAGACTATCCTTTTTCTCGTGCCGTTGGGACATTACCGCGTGTGTTTTATTCTGCGTCTTCATCACACTGCTCGCAAACTTCAGGCACTTCATCATCACCCAGCATAGAACTATAGGTATGACCGCAATCTGTGCATATGAATTTTCCTTGCTGTTCTCTAACCATTAATCAACTCTATCTATGATTACGATTTCATGTTTAAGATCTATCGCTTCTCTGATTTGATCGGCACTATCGGCCTCAACCATAAAACTTACATCACGAGTTGGTTGTTTACTTTCTGGTGACCAACGCACTTTAACATAATATCTATTTTCCATAATATAACCTCCAAGTTGTTTTTTTTAACAAATAAGATTTATCGCATACATTGTCAAGCACAAAAAAACCCGCAAGAGAAACGAAAAACTTGCGGGTTTAGTTTTTTTTCAACATTAATCTTAACCGAAAGGAGTCTTATAAGATTAAAATAACAGTATCAAATACAATCAGTAAGGTCAATCCCATATTTTAATATATTTATATTTTTTTAATTTTGTCCTTAATTTTTCATCTGTGCAATTTTGACAAAAGAATTTTATGGCTGTGCGACTATCGCCCATAAACAATAGCTTATCTTTGAAATACACGATAGCTTTAGAGCTGTCGTTTGTATCTAAAGTATAGCCATCGCACTTATAAAGGCTCATTTACTTCTTGCCTATACTTCTCAAACTTTCCATCACTTGGTCAATGTCGGGCTCAGTTCCATATGGATCATACAAACAACGGTATTTGGTAGGGCACCAGGTTTCTATCATCATGGTAAAAGTTTTGTTACCACCTTGATAGATACAAGCTCTTTTATTTGTGTATTTTGAAGTGATTCTCTTTTTCAAACGACAAGTTGTGTATTTTTTCTTATCAACTTTACCCTGATTCTCTAATTGTTGTTTAGTATAGGCGCGGGGCGTGAAAGTATAACCGTCAGCTCGTGCTTTTTTTACCCAAATACTGGCCACCAACACGGCAAAACCACCAACTATAGCGACTACAATGAACCAAGTAAGCGCTTCTCCTATCTGCCGTCTAATTTGTTGTTGTTTATAAACGGTTTCTTGCCGTTGTTTTCTAATCTGCCCTTCCATTTTAAGCAGATCATCATAGGCCTGTGGGCCGTAGGTCATGTTTAAAAATATTTTAAGCTCGTAACGCTGTTCTTCCAGCTTCTTTTTAGCGGCGTAAGCGGCGAGAGCTGCCTCTTCGATAGAACCAGCCTTAAACAACTTACCAAACAGGGGAGGATTCTTTGCTTGTTTTTCGGCATTGTCTATATCTGAGACAGCTCCCATCCAGCGTCCAACGTCAGATGCCATGGACTCAATATCTTTAGCTGCTGCAAATCCTTGTTTGATTGCATTAAAAGCGCTATTCGCCACGCTCATGGCGGCGGTTATAGTTAAAGGGTCCATAACTCATTGTAGCACGTTTTTAAAAAAAAATGAAAGTCAAGTCTTCCAAAAAAATATTTTTTAAATAGAATAAAAAATTCAGAGGAGAAAATACATGTCAAGTTTACCAAACAGAAGGCCGTGTATCACCACGGACGTAGGAGAAGGTTTAGCTGTTACCGTCTCTTTTCACCCACAGACAGCTGAACCAGTTGAAATATTTTTATCAGGAAGAGGTAAGAAAGCCTCAGACGGCCCAATGGCGGACGCTCTGTATAATTTAGGCGTAGAAGCGTCTAAAATTATGCAAAATAAGGAAAATCAACCCGCGGCGGAGTGATCTTTTGCTTTTCGCAAGGTCATTTCAGCATCTACGAGCTCTTTTACTCTTTTTTGTTCTTCTGAAACATACTGAGAGTAAATGTACCGTAGTTGTCCACCCAAAGTTCTGCCCTCTTTAGCCGCTATTTCCTTAATTTGGAGGTAAACGTCCTTGGGAACAAGAATGCTTTTCCACTTATCTGTATCCATATCGCATAAATCCTTTTGTTTTACGCGATTATATGCGAGAATATACAATTTGGTCAATGTTTTATTTAGATTCGCCCCATGATGGGCCTATTTCTACATCAACTTTGTTCGGCACACCCAAAGGCACGGCATTTTCCATTGCATCAACAATTGATTCGACCTGTTCTTTGGACGAAACGGACACAGCTATCTCATCATGTATCTGAATTAGTGGAGTTATCCCCAGCTTGTGGATATCTACCATAGCTTTTTTGGTCATATCAGCGGCAGAAGCCTGAATTAGACGGTTAAGGGCCTTATATGTGTAGGCTCGTCTTAATCTTGTTGTTGGGCCGTGTTCATTGAGCGCCTCTTTGTAAGGCAGAGCTTTGTTCATAGCGAATGTATCGGGCTCCCAGAGGTCAAATCGGCATTTTCTACCTAAGATAGAGCGTATAGAACCAGAGCTTTGTCTTGAATTTAGCTTATTCATCACGCCATGCATGAGCATTTTAACAAAAGGCACACGATCATGGTACTGGTTCACGAGCTTTTTAGCTTCATCCACAGGTATATCGAGCTGATCTGACAGTTTATTCACACCCATACCGTACATCATGCCTAAATTTATAGTTTTTGCTTGCTTACGAGGTATCTTTGCCATGTCGGCTACCATAGTATGGAAGTCCATATCAGGATCATTTTGATATCCATCAACAAATTCTTGCACACCTTGCATGTCATGGCCCTGAGATTTACCGTAAGCGTGGGCATAATGCACCAAGATCCGTGGTTCCTGTTGCGAGAAATCTATACTAGCCCACTCTTCTCCTTCTTCAGGTAGAAACAGGGAACGAATCATAGGGCCCAGCTCAGGATCACGAGCTGGTATCTGCTGTAAATTAGGGTTATTCATGCTGATTCGGCCTGATACGGTGCCACCATCGTCAGATCGGATCTGATTTATATGGGAGTGTATGCGACCGTCTACAGCGGTATGCTTCATAATTGTATTAATGAAGGTCCCATGTGTTTTATTTAGGCCTCGTGTGCGCAAAATCATCTTAGGCAGCTCGTGTTCATGCTCAGATAGGAACGATCTAGTGAAGCTGGGTGCGCCTTTTTCAGTCTTAGGGTAGCTTATGCCTACCGAATCGAAGGCCTTGGCAAGTGACTGAGCTGCCCATACTTCTACGTTCATGCCTGTTATGTGCTTA